GGCCGAGGGCGGCGAGGAGGGCGCGGAGGCGCGCAGCACGCCGCCGAAGGGCCGCCAGACGCGCGGCACCGACAAGGCGTGACGTGGCCAACGAGTACGTCACCCTGGAGGAACTGAAGGGCCAGTTCCCCATCGAGTCCGACGACGCGACCCGGGACGCCGCGTTGAACCGTGCGCGGGCCTCCGCCTCGCGAGGCATCGACCGCGTCACCGGGCGCAGGTTCTGGCTCGACCCCGACCCGGTGCAGCGGGTGTTCAACCCGCGCGGCCGGATCGTCCGCCAGGACGACGGGGACCTGTTCCTCGTCGACGACATCGGCAGTATCGCGGGCCTCGTCGTCGAGACGGGGGCCGGGGCATCGTGGTCGTCGGTGACCGGCTACGAGACCAGCCCGGACAACGCGCTCGCCGACGGCCGCCCCATCACGGGCCTGCTGCGGACGCTCGGCACCTGGGGCACGGCGACGACCCGCCTACGTGTGACCGCCCGGTTCGGCTGGCCGTCCGTCCCGGACGACATCCACGAAGCGGCCCTGATCCAGGCCACCCGGCTGTTCAAGCGCAAGGACAGCCCCGAGGGGATCATCGGCTCCGCCGAGTGGGGAGTGCGCAACCTCTCCCGCCGGGACCCGGACGTGTGGAACCTGATCGAGCCGTACATCATCCCCGGGTTCTGAAGGAGCACCCCCATGCAGATCTCCGCCGTACGCGAAGCACTCGCAGACGCGGCCCGCGCAGTCGTCCTTCCCGACGGCATCCCGAAGCTCACCTGTACCGGCTACGTCCCCGACGCCGTTACCGCGCCGGCGTTCTTCGTCGCGGAGTACGAGCAGGACTTCGACAAGGTGATGGGCCGGGGCCTGGACGAACTCGTCTTCACCAGCCGGGTCCTGGTCGGCCGCGCCGACGACCGGTCCGCCCAGCGCATCCTTGACCTGATGCTGTCCGGCTCAGGCCCCGCCTCCCTCAAGCAGGCGATCGAGGTGGCGCGCGGAGGCCCCGGCGAGTACGCGCTCGGTGGCCTCGCGCACGACCTGCACGTGATGCGCGTGCAGGGCTACCGCTGGTACGAGCACAACGGCGCGACGTTCGTCGGCGCCGAGCTGATGGTCAAGGTCATCGGAGAGGGGGCCTGATGCTGATCCGCATGCTGGTCCAGATGCCCGAGGGCGCCGCCCGCAACGGCCAGCCCTGGCCCGCCGAGGGCGAAACCGCCGAGTTGCCGACGGCTGAGGCTGCGCACCTGATCGCCTCCGGCATCGCCGAGGAAGCCGGCGCCGAGGGCGAGTCCGACGTCCAGGTCCCGGCCGCGCCGCGCGCCCGCCGCCGCAAGCCGGCCGAACCGGAGGGGGACGCGACGTGAGCAAGACGATCCTGCTGAACGTCCGCTGCTTCGCGGGCGGCGCCGACCTCACCAGCACTTCCAACAAGATCGAGCTGAGCAGCGAGGTCGAGGACAAGGACGCGACCAACTACGCCTCGCAGGGCTGGAAGGAAATCCTCGGCGGCCTCGGGTCCGCCGAACTCTCCGGTGAGGGCCAGTGGGAGGCGGGCGACCCGAGCCGGGTCGACGACGCGTCCTGGGCCCACCTCGGGACGGTCGTCCCCTGGTCGGTCAGCGCCAACAACGCGGCGAACGTGGGGGATCTGGCGTACTTCATGGCGGCGCTGCGCTCGGACTACAAGCTGTTCGACGCGGTCGGTGAGGTCGCCCCCTGGACCGGCACCGGCAAGAGCAGCTCGCCGCTGGTGCGCGGGCAGTTCGCACATCCGCCCGGCCTCGCCCGTACGGCGACCGGCACGGGCACCGGGCTCCAGCTCGGCGCCGTCCCCGCCGGCCGCCGCCTGCACGCCGCCCTGCACGTCCTCTCGGCGGCCGGGACCACCCCGTCCCTCACCGTCCGCGTCGAGTCCGCGCCGGACAACACCTTCGCGGCGCCGACCACCCGCCTCACCTTCAACGCCGCGACCGCATCCGGCGGGCAGATCCTCCGCACGGATGGGACCGCGATCACGGACACGTGGTGGCGGCTCGCGTGGACGATCACTGGCACCACGCCCAGCTTCTTGTTCGTCGGCACGCTCGGCATCGGCCGGTAGCCGCTCCTCCTCACCATCCATCCGGCCCTTTCCAGGGCCGCCCCTCACGCCCTGGAAAGGGGCCCTGTCATGCCCAAGATGGTCTTGCTCGCCCAGTACCTCAGCATCAACGGCACCGTCCTGAACACCTTCACCAAGAAGGCCGAGCTGTCGGTCGAGGTCGAGGACAAGGACGTCACCACCTACTCCAGCGCCGGGTGGAAGGAACTCCTCGGCGGCCTCAAGTCCGCGGAGCTGGCGTGCGAGTTCCTCCAGGACTTCGCCGTCGCGCAGCTCGACGCGACCATGTGGCCCCTGCTCGGGACCGTCGTCCCCTTCGAGGTCCGCGCCGACCAGGGCGCCGTCAGCACCACCAACCCCAAGTACACCGGGAACATCCTGATCAAGGCGTGGAACCCCATCGAAGGGTCGGTCGGGGACGAGGCCACCGTCGGCGTCTCCTACCCCACGTCCGGGGCCGTGACGAGGGCGACGACCTGATGGCCGGCGGGGGGCCGCCGTTCGCTCTCGGGGTCGAGACGCACGAGGGCCTGGCCGCGCTCACCCGGGCGATCCGCGCCGAGGAGGACGGCAAGGCCCTGCGCAAGGAACTCGCGCGGAACATGCGCGAGGCGCTGAAGCCGGCCGCCGCCGAGGCGAAGTCGAGCGTGATGTCGATCGCGTCGGCGGGCCTGCCCACCGCTCCCGCGCTGCGGTCGTCGGTCGCGAAGAAGATCCGCCCCGAGGTGAAGCTGGGCGGGCGCTGGTCCGGGGCGCGGGTGAAGGCGTTCAAGACGAAGAACGTCCGCGGCTTCCCCAACGCCCCCAAGCGCCTCAACAGGTCGGGCGGCTGGCGGCACCCGGTGTTCGGGAACCGCGAGGTGTGGGTCCAGCAGCACGGCAAGACCGACTGGTTCGACCGCAGCTTCGAGGGCCGCGAGGGCCAGTACAAGGCGGCCGTCGAGGCCGCGATGGAGAACATGGCCCGGCGGATCGCCGACCGGGCCGGATGAGGAGTCACCCCGATGTACCTGGTCTACCAGCCCGAGGGGCAGGCCGAACCGACCCGATGGAAGTACAACCCCCGCAAGATCATGTCGGCGGAGCGGGAGTGGATCGAGCGCCGTACCGAACGCAACTGGTCCGACTTCACGAAGGACGCCGTCCAGGGCTCGTCTCTGTGCCGCCGTGCGCTGCTGTACGTGTTCCTCAAGCGCGAGCACCCGACCGTGAAGTGGGACGACGTCGACTTCGCGTGGGACGAACTGAAGCTGGAGTACACGAAGGCGGAGCTGATCGAGATCCGCTCCACCGTCGCGGACTCCGCGACCGGTGAGGAGCGCGAGACGGTCCTCGCGAAGCTGGACGGTGAGATCGCCGAGGCGTACGAGGACCCCGAGGACCAGGGAAAAGTGCAGCTGCCCATCGCCGACTGAACCGGCTGGGCGACGCCGCGCACCTGCTCGGGATGCGCCCGCGTGACTGGGACGCGTGCACGGTCGAGGAGACGGACCTGCTCCTGGACTGGCTCGACGCCTACCAGGAGGCACAGCGGGAGGCCGCTGAACAACTGAAGAAGAAGCAGAGCTAGGGGCCGCTGACGCCCCGCCCGGAAGGGGGTGTCAGCGGTGTCGGACACGTCGCTGGTGTTCAACCTCGTCGCACGCGACCGTACGGAAGGCGGGCTGTCGTCGGCACGGGAGCGTTTCGACACGGCCGCCGCCGGGATCGGCGCCGGGGTCGCTGCGGCGCTCGGTGCGGGCCTGGTGCAGAACATCGACGCCACGGCCGCGAACGCCAAGCTGGCCGCCCAGCTCAGCCTCGGCCCCGCCGAGGCCGCCTCGGTGGCGAAGGTGTCGGCGTCCGTCTACCGGGACGCGTGGGGCGACTCGCTGGAGACCGTGAACCTGGCGGTCAAGGGCGTCTACCAGAACATCGGCGACGTCAGCACCGCCGAGGGCGGACTGGAGGGCGTGACCCGGAAGGTGACCGCGCTCGCGGAAACCTTCGACCAGGACCTCACGATGGCGACGGCGGCGGCCGGCCAGATGGTCCGCACCGGCCTCGCGGACAACGTCGACGAGGCCCTCGACATCCTGACCGCCGGACTGGGCACGGCCGCCGACAAGTCGGGCGACCTGCTGGAGACGTTCAACGAGTACTCCACCCAGTTCCGCAGGCTGGGTATCGACGGGCAGACCGCGACCGGGCTGATCGCCCAGGGCCTGAAGGGCGGCGCCCGCGACGCCGACCAGGTCGCCGACGCCCTCGGCCAGTTCGGCGAACGGGCCCTGGCCGGAGGCAGCGCGGTCGACGCCGCGTACAAGAGCATCGGCCTGTCCGCCTCCGACATGGCCAAGAAGATCGGCGCCGGGGGCACCTCCGCCGAGCAGGCCCTGGCGACCACCCTCAACGCGCTGCGCGGGACGAAGGACGAACAGGTCCGCCTCAACGCCGCCGCAGCCCTGTTCGGCGATCCGGCGAACGTGATGGGTGACGCCCTGTACGCGCTGAACCCCGCGACGGCAGCCGCCGCGTCCGGCATGGACAAGTCCGCCGGGTCCGCCGACCGGCTGATGAAGACGATGGGCGGCAGCGCCTCCAAGAGTCTGGAGCGGTTCAAGCGCGAGGCCATGGGGAAACTCGCCGACGTCACCGGCGGGTTCGTCCAGTTCGCCATGGACAACCGGGGCGTCTTCGAACCGCTCGCCTACACCCTGGCAGGACTCGCCGCGACGGTCCTGGTCGTCAAGGCCGCGATGATCACCTACACGGCGATCGCCTCGGTCGTCTCGGGCGCACACGCTCTGATGACGTCCTCGACGTGGGGCGTGATCGGCGGCTGGCTGCGGATGAACGCCGTCGGCCTCGGGGTGTACGCACGGATCGCGGCCGGGGCGGCGATGTCCGGGCTGGCGACGGCCGCCGCGTGGACCGGGTCGGCGCTCGTCTCGATCGGCACATGGATCATGGCCATGCTCCGGGCCGGTGCCATGGCCGCGTTGCAGTTCACGCTGATGGCCGCGCGGGCGGCCGTGTGGGCCACGGTGATGGCCGCCCAGTGGCTGATCGCGATGGGCCCGATCGGATGGATCACCGCCGCAGTCATCGCCCTGGTCGCGGTCGTCGTCGCGAACTGGGACACCGTCAAGAAGTGGACGCTGGCCGCCTGGAACTGGGTGGTCGCGAAGCTGGTGTGGGCCCGGGATTTCATGGTGAAGGCGTTCCTCAACTGGACGCTCATCGGGCTGATCATCAAGCACTGGGACGGCATCAAGAGCGCGACAGTGTCGCGGGCGATGGCGCTGGTGGCATGGGTGCGCGGCCTGCCCGGCCGGATCAGCGGCGCCCTCGGCAACCTCGGCTCCCTGCTCGTCGGCAAGGGCAAGGCGGTCGTCCAGGGCCTGTGGTCCGGCATCAGCTCGATGGGCGGATGGATCAAGTCCAAGATCCTCGGCTGGGCCAAGAACGTGATTCCCGGCCCCGTCGCGAAAGCCCTGGGGATCGCCTCGCCGTCGAAGGTGACGACCGCTCAGGGCCGGTGGATCGCGCGCGGCCTGGTCGTCGGCCTCACCGGCTCCACCGCCCAGGTCCGCGCCGCGTCGACGAAGCTCGCGGACATCGTCCGGGACGCCCTCGCGCCGGGGAAGAAGCGGTCGAAGGCGCTCGCCACGGTCAGCACCGGCACATCCCAGCTCGCCCGCCTCGCCACCCAGGAAGGCGCGCTCGCGACGAAGCTGAAGACGGCGTCGACGCGGCTGGCCGACCTGATCAAGGAGCGGGACAAGCTCGCCGCCGACGTCCGCAAGGGTGTGCTGGAGGCGGCGAACATCACCCAGGGCAACGAGGGCGGGGTGACCACCGCCGACACCATCCTCACCGGCCTCCAGAACAAGCTCGCCGCCGCCCAGTCCTTCGCAGCGAACCTGTCCAAGCTGCGCGCGAAGGGCGTCCGCTCCGACCTCATCGCGCAGATCGCGCAGGCCGGGGTCGAGGGCGGCACCGCCGCAGCCGCCGCGCTCGCCATGGCGGACAAGGGCACGATCGCCCAGATCAACTCCTCCCAGGGGCAGCTCGTCTCTGCGGCGACGTCCGCCGGGGCGGTCGCAGGTGACGCGATGTACGGGGCCGGGATCGACGCGGCCAACGGCCTCATCCGAGGACTGAAGGCCCAGCAGAAGGCCATCGACGCCCAGATGCTCGCGATCGCCAAGAGCATGTCCGCGTCGATCAAGAAGGCCCTCGGCATCCGGTCCCCGTCGCGGCTGTTCGCGGACGAGGTCGGGCAGTACATCCCGCCCGGCGTGGTCGCCGGCATGGCACGCACAACGCCCCAGCTCGACACCGCGCTGCGCACCCTCGTCCAGCCCCAACTCGCCGCACCCCAACGCCCGCTCACGGCCGCCGGGATGGCGCCCGTCCTGGGCGCCGGCGCGGCGGGCGCCACCACCCACGTCGTGATCGACGTACGCGGCGCCGACGAGGACCTGAAGAAGTTGTTCCGCAAGTTGGTCCGGCTCGATGGGCGCGGCAGCGCGCAGACCCTGCTCGGCCGGTAGGCCAGGAAGGAGACACCGACGTGACGTTCCCCGTGGCCGTGCTGGACGTGAGGATCGACCTGCTGGTGGGCGGGGTGTGGCAGGACGTCACCGCCGACGTCTACACCCGCAACCCCATGACCATCGTGCGCGGGCGCCCCGACGAGGGCGCCCGCACCGACCCCGGCAAACTCGGTTTGACCTTCAACAACGGCCGCAGCAAGGTGAACCCGGCGGTCACCGGCCGCTACAGCTCCGGCAACCCCAACAGCGACCTGCACGGGCTGATCGGCCGCAACACCCCCGTCCGCGTCCACGTGCCCGCAACCGCGGCGCACCTGGCGCTCGACGGCGACCCGTCCGGCAACCTGTCCACCCCGCACGCCGCCGCCCTCAACATCACCGGCGACCTCGACGTCAGGGTCGAGTGCGACGCCGACATGACCGACACCGCCCGCAACCAGGTCCTCATCGGGAAGTGGTCGACGACCACCACGGAGCGGGCCTGGTCCATCCGCTACTACCTCGGTTCCATCGAACTCAGCTGGCGCGACGCGGGCGGCGCGACCGTCGGTTCGTTCATCCCCGCCGGTCTGTACGGGGGCGGGGCGCTGCGCGTCACGCTGGACGTCGACAACGGAGCGGGCGGCTGCGTCATCAGCTTCTACCAGGCCGACACTCTCGACGGCCCGTGGACCCAGATCGCGGTCAACACCGCGACGGTCACCACCAGCATCCAGTCGACCAGCGCCAGCGACCTGCGGATCGGGGTCAGTGACCCCACCACCACCCCGCCCCGGGTACCGCCCGCCGGGACCGTGACCCGCGCCCAGGTTCGCGCGGGGATCGACGGCACCCTCGTCGCCGACCTCGATGTCCGCAACCTCGCCGACGGTGCGAGCGGCGTCACCGACAGCGTGGGCCGGGTGTGGACCGTCAACGGCACCGCCCGCATCCGCAAGCGCGCGGACCGGTTCGTCGGGGAGATCTCGTCCTGGCCGCCGCGCTGGGACGTGTCCGGCAACGACCGGTGGGTGGCGGTCGAAGCGGCCGGTGTCCTGCGCCGCTACGGCCGCCCCGGCTCCCCCCTCGACTCCACCCTCCGCCGCCGCATTCCCTCCGGCAGCCCGCTCGCGTACTGGCCGATGGAGGAGGGCGCCCTCGCGACGCAGGCGTACAGCCCGATCCCGGGGGTCGCCCCGATGACGGTGTCCGGGCTGACGTTCGCGAGCGCGGACACCCTGCCCGGCTCCTCCGCGCTGCCGGTCCTCGGGCAGTCGGCGTCCCTCCAGGCCCCCGTGCCCTCCAGCAGTGCGACGGGCTGGCACGTCGAGATGGTGTACCGGCTGGACGCGCTGCCCGCCAGCCTCCAGCAGATCGCCCGCGTACGGGTCACCGGCGCCGGCATGGCCTCCGCCGCCGTCCTCGTCTCCTCCAGCGGCATCCGTATCGAGATCCGCGACGCCGACGACGCGGTGACGGCCTTCTTCACCGTCGTCGACACCGCCGCGATCGCCGCGTTCATCGGCGGCTGGAACCGACTCCAGATCTACACCTCCGTCAGCGGCGGCACGACGTTCGTCCATGCTTCCTGGCGGCGCACCGACGGTGTCGCCGCCTACTGGTTCGCCCAGACCTCCTACACCGGTGTGCCTGGCCGCCCCACCCAGATCACCGGCTCCTGGGGGTCGGCGTTCCAGGGCATGGCGCTCGGGCACCTCGCCGTATGGACCGGCGTCGCCGCCAGCCTCGCCTCCCCCTTCCGCGCCGCGATCACCACCTTCGAGTCGGCGGACGACGGGTTCACCGGCGAGCGCGCGGGACGCCGCGTGATCCGGCTGGCCTCGGAGGAGACCATCCCGCTGAGCGTGCGCGGACTCGTCGCCGAGCAGGAGACGCTGGGGGCACAGCGCCCGCTCCAGATGCTGGAGGTGCTGGAGCAGGCCGCCGACACCGACGGCGGCATCCTCATGGAACACCGGGGCCGCCTCGCCCTGCGCTACCGAGGACGCGGCACCCTCTACAACCAGACCCCCGCCGTCATCCTCCGCTACAACGCGGGCCGGGAGATCGCGCCCCCGCTGGAGCCGGTGACGGACGACGCCGAGATCGTCAACGACGTCACCGTCCAGCGCATCGACGGCAGCTCGGCGCGCGTCGTCCAGGAGACCGGGCCCCTGTCCGTCGCGGCGATCGGCCGCTACGACACCAGCGTCCAGCTCTCCCTCGCCACCGACGACCAGGCCGCGCCGATCGCGGGCTGGCGCCTGTACCTGGGCACCCAGGACACGCCCCGCTACCCGGTCGTCCACGTCGACCTGGCCGCCGCCCCGCACCTCATCCCCGCCGTGCTGGGCATCGACCAGGGCGACGTCATCCGCCTCACCGGCCTGCCCGCCGACCTCCCGCCCGGCGACGTCGACCTCATCGTCCAGGGCTACACCGAGACCCTCGACCAGTACGCGTGGGACGTGTACCTCACGTGCACGCCGGCCGCGCCCTGGTCGTCGGCCGCCGGGGTGGCCACGTTCGAGGACTTCGAGGACACCGCCTACGAGATCACCTGGACCGACGCCGGCGCACTGCCCTGGACCCGCACCTCTGCTCAGGCGCACACCGGGACCTGGTCTCTGCGCTCGGGCGCCATCGGCAACAACCAGACCTCGGACGCTGTCGTCGTGATCCCGCAGGGGTCGACGGAGCTGAGGTTCTGGTACTGGACATCGTCGGAAGCGGCCGGGCCGGGGTTCGAGGGCGACCGGCTCCTGGTCCTCGTCGACGGCACGCAGGTGCTGCGCGCTCAGGGCACCATCCCGTGGACCCAGGCCATCGTCGACGTCACCGGCAAGAGCCAGGTGATCTTCCGGTACGCGAAGGACAACAGCACCGCGGCCGGGTCCGACATGGCCGCGATCGACAACCTGTCCTTCACCGGGATCGCGCCGTGCCGGGTGGACACCGACGGCAGCCAGCTCGCCGCCGGCGTCTCCGCGACCGCGACCAGCCTGTCCGTCGCGGTCACCGCCGGCCCCCGTTGGATCGACACCGGCACCTTTCCGGCGGACTTCCCGTTCGCCGCCCGGCTCGGCGGCGAGGTCGTCACCGTCCTCGGCATCACCGGCACCACCAGCCCCCAGACCTGGACCGTGGTCCGCGCCGTCAACGGCATCAGCAAGGCCCAGGCCGCGAACACGCCCATCTCCCTCGCCTTCCCCGCCGTCGCGCCCCTGTAGGAAGGAGGACCACCGTGCAGATGTGGTACCCCGGGCAGCTCCTCACCGCCGGCCGGATGAACAAGATGCTGCCGCTCGTCGCGTACAAGACCGCGACCACCAGCCGGGCCTCGACCACCACCGCGACGGCGGACCCCGACCTCGTCATTCCCATCGCTGCCTCCGAGCTGGCCACCTATGCCATCGAAGGGTTCCTGTCCCTCACCAGCGCCCTCCTCGGAGGCGCGGACATCAAGGTCGGCCTGTCCTACTCCGGCACCCAGTCCCAGGGCACATGGGTCGGCCAGGGCACCGACACGTCCGCGACCACCAACGCGAGATTCTTCGGGCAGAGCATCAACGGCAACACCCAGACCTACGGCGTCAACGGCGGCAACTTCAGCATCGTCGAGATCAACGGCCTGATCACCCCGACGTCCGCCGGGACCCTGTCGCTGCTGTGGGCACAGAACACCGCCAACGCCACCGCGACCAACATGCGCCTCGGATCGTGGCTCAAGCTCACCCGCCTCGACCCCTGACCCATCCCCGCCACCCGCCCCGCGCCGACCCGGCCCGGGGCTTCTCTACGCCTGGAGCCCTGATGCAACTCATCACCCGTGCCCAACTCGGCTGGGGCCCCTCGGCCGCGCCGACCCAGACATCCACGCGCGGCGTCAAGGTCCACTACCTCGGCCAGGACGTCGACCCCGCGCTCGCCACCACCCACACCAAATGCATCGCCCTGTGGAAGGCCATACGCGCCAGCCACCTCGCCAACCCGCGAGAGAACTACAGCGACATCGCGTACAACTTCGGGGCCTGCCCGCACGGCTACCTCCTGGAGGGCCGCGGCATCGGGAAGCGGACAGGCGCCAACGGCGATCAGCCACTGAACAAGGGGCACTACGCCGTCGTCGGCTTGATCGGCAACAAGGGCCTCAGCCAGCCGACGGACGCGATGCTCACCGCGATACGCGACGGCATCGAACTGCTACGCCAGCACGGCGCCGGGGACGAGATCCAGGGCCACCGCGACGGCTACAGCACCGACTGCCCCGGCGCCCCCCTGTACGCGTGGGTGAAGCAGGGTGCGCCCCGCCCCGGTGCGCCGACCGGACCCACCCGCCCGGTCGTCGACCTGTCCCAGCTCGTGGCCGCCGCCCGCACCGACCCGCCGAAGAGCGGGACCCCGGTGTCGTACGCCGGGACCCGCACCGTCGAGGACGCCCTCGTGAAGGAAGGACTCCTCGCCAAATCCCTCGCCGACGGGCACTTCGGCACCGCCACCGTCACCGCCTACGCCGCGTGGCAGAGCTCCCCGGCGGGCGGCGGCTTCACGGGCGCCGACGCCGACGGCATCCCTGGCATGACCTCCCTGAAGCTCCTCGCCGCCCGGCACGGCTTCACCGTCACCCTCTGAGAGAGGAACGATCCAGCATGAAGATCTCCAGCATCGCCAAGTCCATCGTCGGCGGACTGGCCGCCGGTTCCGCAGCAGCGGCCACCGCCGTACAGGACGGCACCCTCACCACCGGAGAGGGCGTCACCATCGTCCTCGCCATCCTCTCCGCCTGGGGCATCGTCTGGGCCGTGCCCAACCGGCAGTCCACGGGCGTCCGATGACGACCCCCGACCCGGGGGTGTACGTCAGCTCGGCAGAGATGTACCGGGAGTTGAGAGCCCTGGGGGACGGCGTGACCCGGGTCGAGACGAAACTCGACCACATCGGCCAGGGGCTCACGGAGCTCGGGAAGGACGTCGCGGATCACGAGACCCGCATCCGGAGTCTGGAGCGCGCCCGTTGGCCACTGCCCACGATCGGCGCCCTCGCGGGCGTGGCCGGCGCGGCCAGCGGGGCGTTCTCGCTTCTCGCACGATGATCGCGGCCCTCACTGCCTTCGGGCGGTGGGGGCCGCTTTCGTGCGTCCAGACGCCTACGCGTTGCGGACCATTTCCGAGGCGCCTCGAAGATGGAGCAGAAGGCGGGAGCTGGTCCCCACCCTTTGGGCCGCAGGGGTTCGGCCGGAGCGAAACCCTTCAGCTCGGCGTGGGCTGCTGCCCGTACACGGCCATCCATCGGTCGCCGCGCATGACGATGTCCGCCGTCTCGACGGCGCGGCCGGTGGCCTGGTCGTAGTACGTGCGCTCGACCGCCAGGACCGGCCCCGGCGGCGTCATCCCGAGGGCCTGCGCTTCCTGCCGGGTCGCGGTCCGGGCGCGGACCTTCTCCACAGGGTCGCCGACCTCGATGGAGATGACCCGCATCCGGGCGGCGACGCCGACGCCGGCGTACGGGCCGACCTCGGGCAGCGCGATCAGCGACGTCCCGGTGAGGTCGAGGGGTTCCCACGACTCGGCGAGCTGCACGGGCTGGTCGTCGGCGAGGTACACGTACGAGGTGTGCATGACCGCGGCCCCGGCCTCGATGCCCAGGCGTGCGGCGACGGTGTCCGTGGCGGGAGCGGTCGCGGACTCGTGCCGCCACGTTCCCACCGCGCCCTGTTCGGCGACGCCCTCGGCGAACGGGCTGTCCTCGGAGCGGCGTCGGTGTCGGCGCACGAGGAGGTCGGGGGTGTCGGTGGAGCGGACGTAGTGGCCGGCGCCGTGCCGGGAGACAACGAGGCCCTCGTCGACGAGGAGCTTGTACGCGGCCGTCGCAATGCTGTTGCTGCCGCCGTACTGGGCGGAGATCTCGGCGACGGACGGCAGGCGGGCGCCGGGCGGGAGTTCGCCGGATTCGATGCGGGCGCGGAGGTTGTCAGCGACTTGCAGGTACCGGGGCGTTTCGGCCGTCACCGTCCGCCTCCCTTCTATGTGACTTGCGTGACACAGTAGCCACCCTCTCGCTACTCTCGTACGAGAGTCAGTCTCTCGCATGAGAGCGGGGTTTTGTCGTGCCGATCAGCCTGCGCGCAGCCGCCTTGCGCACCGCCCTGGAGCGCGCCGCCGACGAGCCCGCGCGCCTGCTCGCCACCCCGCACGGCATACGCGTGTACGTCACCGCCCCCACCGACCCGGCCGCCTGGGGCCGCACCATCGCCGCCCTCAACTCGGCCGACGGCTGGGGCAGCACCGACTCCTCCGGCCGGACCGAGGTCTGGGCCCAGATCGACGACGAGGTGAACCCGTGAACAGCGACACCGGACGGCCCGGCATCTACGGCTACTGCTCCTGGCACAAGGCGTACGCCTACGGCGTGCGCGTCATCCACATCGCACGCCGAGGGCCGGGCGCCTTCGTCCTGTACGCGTGCGGCCACTGCCGCGACCTCTATGGGCTCATCCCGCAGGCGGACCGGCCGTGAAGCACAAGCTCCCGGATGCCGCCCGTCTCCCGCGCGACCGCTACTCGGGCTGGGCGTGCGTGTGGTGCGGCGTCCGCTTCCCGCCCCATGTCCTCGCGGTGTCCGCAGGCCGAGCCGAGGGCCGCATAGCCCGCATAGACCTCAGCGTCGAGGTGTTCCAGTGCCCGCCCGGCTTCGGCTGCGCGATCAACGAACTCGAAGGAGTCCAGTGAAGTCCATCCAGCCGCCCTCTTCCAAGCAGGCCGGTTCCCAGGAGCCTCAGCCCGTCCCCCATCCCAATCCGGACTGCGCCCGGTGCGGCGAACTCGCCCAGGAGCGCGCCGAGGCAGCCAAGGCCCGCGACCTCTCGCGGGTGACGGACTGCAACGTCCGCATCCGTACTCACGACACCGGCCACAACGGCAACCCCTCGAACCACCGCTCCCCGGACTGACGCCGATCGGACCGGAGAGCGGGCCCCGCCCGCCCCACCCCCACGCTCCCCGACGGGCGGGCACTGCGGCCCCGGACGGCACCCCCCGACGCCGACCGGGGCCGCTTTCGCGTCTACCTTCGATTCGAAGGCGGCCCCATTTGGCCCCGAATCGGCCTACAAAACAGCAGGTCAGATGGGTTATCGGAGGATCACCTGAGTCCTCTTCGATGCGATCACCATAGAGGGGTTATAGAAGAGGTATGGGGTTCCCGGTCCCCGTGCCGCCGCTGACGAGGAACGACAGCCGCGCCCGCAGCAGTGCCCTCAGCACCCGGTCCCCGCCCGGCGGCACGGTCCCGGCGGCCACCAGCTCGTCCAGCGTGAACGCCTTGGGCCGTACGACCCTCAGCGACAGGCACGTGCACCCCACGGCCACGGGCGGCAGCACCGCGTGCAGCCGGGTCCCGTCGGGCAGCCGCGCGTCCACCCAGGGCCGGGCATCGTCGAGCCGCCGCCCCGCGACAGCGGCGAGCCGCTGAGCAAGCCGCCGGACAGCAGCGGCGTCGGAGAACGCGACCCCGGTCAGCTCCAGCCCGCCGCCCCGGTCCACCCAGACCCGGTCATGCGCGGACACCAGCACATCGGTCACCGACGCGTCCCCCAGCAACGGCTCCAGCGGCCCACTCCCCACCAGCTCCGACCGCAACCGATCCGCCGCCCCGAGCACCTCGGCGTCCCCCAGCACCCGCCCCTGCTCCCGCAGGGCCTGAGCCACCCGAGCAGGCGTCGGCTCACCCCCACTGACGGCCAGCCACTGCCGCACCCCGTCCAACAACTCGACACTCATGAACCTCTCCCTCCTACGAACCGACCTGTCTTCACCTCACCGCCCCCTCAACCCCCCCCCCCCCCCCCCCCCCCCCCCCCCCCCCCCCCCCCCCCCACCCC